TAATTTTTAGTATATTTTCTATGATGTAATTTCATTTTTAATAACCTCCCTTATATAATCATATAGTTTTAATTCCTTGTTTCTATATTGATTTAAATTTATTTCACTTCTGAAATCATTATAAAAATATTCTATAATCCCTATTTGGTATGCTGGTAAATCTAATATATCAATATTAAATTTTTCTTTTATTTCTTTTATAAATATAAAATTCATATTCTATCCTCCTATATAATACATAATATAATATACCGTAGAATAAGTCAACAAATTTATTAAATAATTTATTATTCTTTTTTATCATTTTAAAACTTTAGTATGATATAATATATGTATCCATAAAAACCTATTAAACATTACTAAACAAGATAATTAATTACTTTAGATTAACGGCCGTAATAATCTGGTAAAAAACTAATAGCAATAATGTAATGTTATTACCAATAAGAGTATATATAAAATATAAATCTTTAGATCTAACTCAATGGATCTTCTTTGAAGTGTTAAAAAATATGGTTTCCACCACACACACCTCTTCCTTTTCCTAGCAGATACCAGCAACTAACAATAGATAGTTACCTATTAGATATTAGTTACTAAGTACCCCCCTACCCCCCAAAACGACATTGTCTGTATATATATATGGATTCGATCCCACAGTGGAGGGGTATTTTGATGTATTAACATAAGTTAAGGTGTTCATTGTTGTTGCATATACAAGATAAATGAGTTAAAATGGTTAATATGATAAGTAGACAGTTGACAGACAAACAAAAAGCTTTCATAGAACACTACTCACAAACAGGAAATGCAACGGCATCTGCAATAAAAGCAGGATATAGCGCTAAAACTGCAGAACAACAGGGATATGAGCTTAAAAACAAGCTATCTAACGAAATCACAGAGCATACTAGGAAGTTAATGGCTAATGCTGCACCTTTGGCTATAGATAAACTTATAAAACTAGTAGAAGATGAGAAAACTACACAGTCTGTTAAGCTAGGTGCTATCAATTCTTTGCTCGACAGAACAGGTTATCAGACAGTTAATAAGATAGAAGATGTAACAAATAAGAAATCAGACGAGGAGCTACAACAGGAGCTAAATCATTTGTTATCAACCATTAAAGTGGTTACAACTCCTAAAGATGATCTAAACTAATGGACGAATATCTACTAGAACAATTTTTAAAATGGACTCTAAATTATTAGAACGCAATTTTATCGTATTGCAAGAGGTTTTGCGTCAAATGTTTGCATATTGTTATTATACTTATAAAGGTGATGAAATATTAAAAGGTTTTTTAAGGGAAGCACAAGGACCTTTAGATGACATAGCAGAACATTATTGGCGCAGTCAAAAAGAGGAGATAAAACATTGAGTCTTGAACGAGCTGTAGAAATAGCTAAAGAGCTTGAAAGAAGAAAAGCAACTAACAAACTCAAACATTATGAACCTTACAAGTATCAAGTAGATTTTCATAACACAAAAGCATCTCAAAGATTACTTATGGCTGGTAACAGAATAGGTAAATCTTTTTGTGGTGCAGCAGAAATGGCATATCATTTAACTGGCAAGTACCCAGACTGGTGGCAAGGTCGTAAGTTTGACAAACCTATTAGAGCGTGGGTAGGTGGTGTATCAAATGAAACTACTAGAGATGTATGTCAGAAAGAACTTGTAGGTCAACCAGATGATCCTAGTGCCAAAGGTACAGGATCTATACCACTTGATGATATTGGAGAAACAACTAGAAAGCCAGGCGTACCTAATGCAATGAACTCACTTGTTATCAAACATATTTCAGGGGGGTGGTCCAGACTTGCCTTCAAAGCATATGAAATGGGCAGAGAAAAATGGATGGGTGAGGCAGTAGATGTGGTCTGGCTAGACGAAGAACCACCTACAAATATTTACACACAAGCACTTACTAGAACTGCAGACAGAGGTGGTATTGTATATATGACATTTACACCAGAATCTGGCATGACAGAAACAGTTGCACAGTTTGTAAATGATCTTAGACCTGGACAAGCATTACTACAAGCTGGTTGGGATGATGCACCTCACATGACAAAAGAGGCAAGAGAACAAATACTTGCTGCATTACCACCACACGAAAGAAAGATGAGAGAACAAGGTATACCACAATTAGGTTCTGGTCTTGTATTTCCTGTTGCAGAAGATGATATAGTATGTGAACCAGTAGATATACCTGACCACTGGCCTAGAATATGTGGCATAGATTTTGGTTGGGATCACCCAACAGCAGCAGTGTGGATTACATGGGATAGAGATTCTGATATAGCATATGTTTATGACAGTTATGCAATGAGGCAAGAATCTGTACCTATTCATGCAAGTGCAATAAAAGCAAGAGGTAACTGGATACCCGTGATCTGGCCTATGGACGGCAGACAAGCTGACAAAGGTTCTGGTAAATCACTTACAGAACAATATAGAACAGAAGGTGTGTCTATGACTAAAGAGCATTTTTCTAATCCACCACAGCAAGGACAAAAAGAAGGATCAGGTGGCAACTCAGTTGAAGCTGGTATCATGGAATTATATACTCGTATGCAAACAAAACGATTGAAAATTTTTAAGAATCAAGATAAACTGTTAACAGAGCTTAGAATGTATCATAGGAAGAATGGTAAGATTGTTGCTTCACATGATGATGTTATATCTGCAATGCGATATGCAGTTATGTCATTAAGGAAAGCAAGAATTAAAAACTACGAACCAATGTTTACACAAGCTGAATCGGAGTTTAATGTTTTTGCATGAGAAAAGAACACAAGAGTAAAACTGGTGGACTTACTGCAGCAGGTAGAAAGTACTTTAAAAGAAAAGAAGGTGCTAATCTAAAACCTCCTGTCAAGTCTGGCACAAACCCTCGACGTGTTTCTTTTGCTGCAAGGTTTGCTGGTATGAAAGGACCTATGAAAGATAGTAAAGGTCGTCCTACTAGAAAAGCATTAGCCCTAAAAAAATGGGGTTTTGGTTCTGTGTCTGCAGCTAAAAATTTTGCAGCAAGAAATAAAAAGAAAAAATAGGAGGACTATTATTATGCCAATGGGCAAAGGAACATACGGAAGTACAAAAGGAAGGCCACCAAAAAAGAAAAATGGTGCAAAAAAATTAATGGCAAAAAATCCAAAGATGCCAAAAGCTGTAGCTAAAGCTATTGCAAAAAACATGAAAAGGAAAAAGAAATAATGGCAAAGAAACCAGGATTATATGCGAACATACATAAAAAACGTAAAAGAATAAAAGCAGGTAGTGGTGAAAAAATGAGAAAGCCTGGATCTAAAGGCGCACCAACTGCAGCTAATTTTAAAAGAGCTGCAAAGACTGCTAAAAAAAGGAGAGCTTAATGGGTGGACCAGCAGCTATTGTATCTAGTATCATTGGCTCTGTTGCAGGTAAAGCAATATCAAGTGCTTTGAAGATTGGCAAAAAATCTAGAAAAGCAACACCAGCACCAGTAGAGCAAATGACAGAAAAAGTTGCCCAACCAACTGCACAAAGACTTGCATCACAATATGGTGGTTCAACGATATTAACAGGCGCAGAAGGTTTAGGTGAAACTGCAGCAACTAAAAAAACTTTATTAGGTGGATAATGATTAGACCAATACTAGATCAATCTTGGAAAAAAAAGTTTTATGAATGGCTACAACCTAGAGCAGATATAGATACTGATGATTATGTTACTATTGGTTTCTTAGATGACTGGGATAATATTATAGGTGTAATTCTTTTTTGTAATTATGATGGCAATAATATTTATGTGCATATAGCATCTGATTCTCCTAGATATGTACAACGAAGATTTATAAAATTAATGTTTGATTACATCTTTAATCAAGCAAAATGTCAGCGAGTTACTGCAACTTGTTATTCTCATAAAACTAAATCTAGAAAATTAATTGAGGGTGTTGGTTTTAAACAAGAAGGATATTTAAAGAATTTTGTGAAAAAACATGATAAACTATATGACATTGCATTATATGGTATGCAAAAGGAGGACTGTAAATGGGTTCAGCAGTAAGATCTATACCAATTATTGGACCTGTCTTATCGCCAAAAATGCCAAAGTTACCACCAGGACCTGATGCAGAACTTCTTGAAAGAGAAAGAGCAGCAGAAGCAAAAGCAGCAGAAGAAAGACAAAGACTTATATCTGGCAAACAGATGGGTTATATGTCTACTATTTTAACTGGTGGCACTGGTGTTGAAGAAGAAGCTAATGTTGGCAAAACATTGTTAGGTGGTAGATAGTGGAAAAGTTTGACTATATAAAAAAAAGATTTTCAGAAATGTCTTCTAGCAGAGGCACATGGGAAGATCATTGGCAAGAAATACTTGACTATGTTATGCCTCGTAAAGCAGATGTAGTTTTTGTTAGAGTAAAAGGAGATAAAAGAACTGAGGTCTTATTTGATTCTACAGCTATAACTGCAAATAATTTGTTAGCTGCTAGTTTACAAGGAACTCTTACATCACCATCACTACAATGGTTTCATTTAAAAATTAGAGATGATGAAATAAATCAAGATAGAGAAGTGCAGTTGTGGTTAGAAGATTCTGCAAAAAGAATGTATGATGTATTTAACCAAACTAATTTTAACACAGAAGTACATGAACTATATCTTGATCTTTGTTCTATAGGAACAGGATGTTTATTCGTAGAGGAAGGTAACAAGGGATACGATATAGATTCTATACATTTTAAAACAATGCACATATCAGAATTTTACATTGGAGAAAATGTAAGTGGATATATAGATTGTTTATACAGAAGATATAAATTAACTGCTAGACAAGCAATACAAGAATTTGGTGAAGAAAATGTAGGAGCAAAAATACAAGAAGCAGCTAGAATGAAACCAGATAAAAAGTTTGATTTTATTCATGCAGTAGAACCTACAGAAGATTATGAAAGAGCATTAGGTAAATCTAATACAAAGTTACCATTTCATTCTTGTCATGTATGTGAACAAGATAAGATGGTTGTTAGAACTGGTGGATACAATGAGTTTCCATATCTTGTACCTAGATGGTCAAAAGCTACTGGTGAAGTATATGGTCGTTCCC